CCATGTTCCAGCTACAACAACTTTTTGATGCTGATATGGTCGATATCTTGGGGCTAAACGATGCAGCGTTTGGAATAGCTGATTCTGGCAATGAGTCGGGTATCATGATGATGCTACGTCAAAGTGCTGCAATCGTAAACTTGCAAGATGTTTTCGACAATCTTCGCTTCTCCCAAAAATGCCTCAGTCAAAAAATTTTGAAACTTATCCAAACATGGACACCGAAAAAAGTTGAACGAATAATCAATCAAAAACCTTCAGAACAGTTCTACAACAAAGATTTTACGAAATACGACGTGACCGTCGGCGAAGGGTTGTTGACAGATTCTCAAAAAATGATCTACTTCCGCCAACTGATAGATCTAAAACAGCTTACAGACGCACCAGGACAAGGTCCAATCACTGCACAAATGTTGGTCGAAGCTGCACCTATCCAAGGGAAGAGCACGCTCAACGAACAGATTAAAGCCAATGAACAGCAGATGGCTCAAGCTCAACAGAAGCAACAATCGATGGAACAAGAATTGTTGGACTCTCAACGACAACAGGCTCAAGCTAGCGCTATATCAGATCTAGCACTATCTAAAGAGCGATTTACAAGGGCTATCGCGAACATGAGTCTTGAAGACGAGCGAGGATCTAAGGCGGTTGCGGATAGATCGGACGCGGCTTTAGCCCGTATTAAGGCTATCAAAGAACTTCAGGACATGGACGACAACCGAATATTCAAATATCTCGGTCTAATACGCATGATGGAAGAGTCTTCTCAGCGTCAAGAAGAAGAAATCAAATCCGATGACGTCATGATCTCTAGCGTAGCGTCTATGGACAGCTTAAACCAACTACAGAATCAGATCTTGCAGCAACAGACACCTCAAGTACCTCCTCAGATGCCACAAGGTCAAATGATGCAACCAGGACAAGGCAATTTAGGAATGTAACATATGTCGCAAGAAACCGGCGAAACAGCACTAGCGATCATGGAAGACGATAAAAAGCGTCTTGAGGAAATCGTGAACGCAAACAAAGATCGAAAAGATCCGTATTGGATTGTGATTTTTGCAAAACCGGCTCACCAAATGTTCCAAGGTAAACATGCTCTTTTAAAACATTTTAAACCATATACCACAAAACCACGGTCCCAAGTTGGGCAAATCGTAGGAGAGGTAAACAACAAGACGGGAAAAATTTTGTGGGAAGTCAACATGCCACAAATCCCATTTGATTTCGACGCACTGAAAATTTACGGTGCAAAACCATGCGACGAGATAGTCACAGAGACTACCACGATCCCATGGGCATATATCACACAATAGCGCCGCCGGCTTTAACGGGCGTTAAAGGGAATCGTACATGAGCGATGAAATTGTTTCGGGCGAAATCAGCACGGAGGCCGCCGCTCCACTATCTGATGCACCAATGGAAGCCCACTCCGAGCAAGCAGAAAGAGAGCCTCAACAAGTTCCTCTTTCGGCTTTGCAATCAGAAAGGGCACAGAGACAGCAGAAAGAGCAAGAGAACCAGATGCTCCGCGATAACATGGCTTTGCTGCAAGCCAACATGCAACAACGACAACAACTGCAACAAACACAAGATGAATTTAGCGGGTTGTCTGAAAACGACGTGTTGACTGTAGGAGAGGCCAAAAAGTTTTTGAGCAATTTTACACGGCAACATCAATTGTCGATTGAAGAATTGCGCATGACTCAAAAATATCCGGACTATCAAGAAACAGTATCGCGTTATTTACCAGAAATTTTAAAAGCCAATCCAGAGATCTACGATACTCTTAAAACCACTCAGAACTATGAGTTAGCCTATTATTTAGCGAAGAACTCAGATACCTGTAAGTCTGAAAATAAGAAGCGCAAGATAAACGCTGATGCAGAACGTATTGTTCAAAACAGTTCTAAAACTGGAAGCCTATCAAGCGTCGGTTCCGCTTCACCCATTTCTCAGACAAAAAGATATCGTGAGATGAGTGATGAAGACTTTATGAAAGAGGTTAATAGAAATCTTGGATAGGCATAACTAAAAAGGGTTATGACTTATGTCAATGACAACTAGTATCGAACTTCCTCCAGCTGTACGTGAGTACTACGAACGGCTTATTTTGATGACAGCGTTTCCACGATTGATCCATGGTCGCTTTGCACAAAAAAAGACCATGCCTACGAAAGAAGGGGATACGATCATCTTCCGACGTTATTCAAAGATGGATACCGTACCTATTGCACTGAATGAAGGTATCACACCTCCAGGTGCGCAACTGAGCGTTACCGACATAAAGGCTCGTATCGATTGGTACGGGAACTTTGTGACCTTTACTAATAGAGTCATGGAAACGGTACAAGATAAAGTCCTCAACGAATGCACAAAATTGTTAGCTCAAAATATGGGCCAAACAATCGATGAAATTACCCGTGATGTGCTTGTAAGTACATCCTCGGTATTGCTTTGCAGCAACGGGGTAAATCTTGGAACTCCAACAGAGCTCACTAAGGCGGATATCGACGCAGCTACAAAAACATTGCTCTCAAATGATGCTCAAATGATTACGGAAGTCATCAAAGGAACCAATGCTTTTGCAACTGCTCCAATTCGTCCAAGTTTCTGGGGTATGATTCATACCGACCTTCTAGACGATCTAGAATCAGTTTCAAATTTTGTTGCAACTGCTAATTATAGCTCTCAGGAGCCTGTACAAGATGGGGAATGGGGAAATACTGGGAACGTACGTTGGCTTTATAGCTCTGTAGCGAGTGTATCTGGTGCAACTCCTCCAGTATTTAATAACATTATCGTTGCCAAAGAAGCCTACGCAATGGTGCATCTGGGTTCAGAATCTGGGAAATTCACAGTTAAACAACTTGGGTCTGCTGGTTCGGCCGATCCGTTGGATCAGAGGGGCTCATGTTCCTGGTCACACCCCTTTGTATGCCGAATTTTAAATGACTCATACATGATGGACTTAATGGCGACCCACTCATAACTTTAACAACTAAAATTAAGGAAATTGTATATGAGTCAAATGAAAACGATTAAATGGACAAATCCAGCTGGAGCAGTCGCAAGAAATGAAAGTGTTGGCTTTGCTGTAGCAGAAGTAACCACTACCGATACCACAAACGGCGGTCAATGGTATTGGAACGATCAAATGCTATCAGGAACTGATATCCATGTTGACGCTGGTACTGTCGATGCAGCAAACGGTTTTACGCCGTTAGCTCAAGATGGGGTCTTTGGGGCTGCAATTTCAGCCTTCACGAATGCCAACCCTGGCGTTATCACAGCGGACTACATCGCACAATGTGGGATCGTAGCCGGTGATACAATAAACGTTGTTGGCCTAGCTGATGATATGTCGGCTGCAACCCTCAACGGACAGTATGTCGTAGCCTCTGTGACAGCTACAGCTATCACATTAACTACCACCACAGCCGCTCTTGCTGTTTACGTCTCTGGTGGTACTGTAGTGCGTGTAAAGGACTCAACAGGAGCTCCTATACCGACACAAAACTTCGCAATCCGTGGAATTACCATTGGCACCGCAGCCGTTGGGGCTGGCAACGCCGTAATGACGGCAGTTGTTAAGGGCAAAAACTGTGTAGTATAACATTAATTTTGTACGGGGGGTTAAAATCCCCCCTACAATCATTTAAGGAAGAGTATTTATGGCATTAGAAAAGGTAATGGACCCGACAAAAATAGCAACCCTTCCAATCATCGGGAAACCTCCAGCTAATGAAAAAGAAGAGAAGCATCTTAAAGAAATTTGTGAATATGAGTTTTACAATAGTGAAGAGCCAGGGGTGACAATCCAATTTCCTTATGGATCCACTAAAAACAACTTCACCTTTACGTTAAAGCACGGTGAAAAATATAAGGTTCCCCGTCATGTAGCTAGACACCTTGAATCTTGTACAACTCCTATATATTGGTGGAAGTCTAACGGTGCAGGGGCCATGGTAAAAACGCTTAAGGGAATCAAGTCTCGGTTCCAGATGCGCCCTGTTTTTGTATAGATGAGAAGAACGTGCCTAAATTTCGTAGTTTTTTGTGCAGGTGATTATGTCAACGTGGACATTTGCAGACATCAAAAAGAAAATTCGCCAAGTGACGGGTCGACTGTCCAGTATGGAGCTTTCTGATGATGAATTGCTAGATCGTGTGAATAAATTTTATCAATATACGTTTCCAGCAGAAGTCAAACTCGATAGAAACCACACCTATTATGAGTTTGTGACAACTACAAACGAGCCGTACTACGATTCACCCGATATGTTCACGAATTTTGAACCACCGGCAACACTTGATTCTCAGCTTATCGAGTGGTTTCAAGATCCAGCAGAATTTTTTGCATGTAACCCAATGAGCGTTGTCACTTCTGTTCCTTGGGTAGGTGATGGTATCACGGCAATTTTTGCTACAACAATCGCCTCACCATTAATCTATCCAGGGACAACGGTGATTACCGACAACACAGAAACATTTGTCGATACCAATAAGACATGGGCAAATTCTCCTGTAATCATTACTGGCACTTTAGGTGGTGTTGCCACGATAACGTACAACGGAGGTGTCATCGTCGCAAATTTCATGACAGCTCCTGATTCTGGGCAAAACATATACCTGTCGTACACCGGGTTCACAGCGGGAAAACCTAGATCAGTTTTGTATTATAACAATCAATTTCAGTTTTCCACGGTTCCCGATACCGCATATAGATTTAGGGTCAAAGCCTACACAAAACTAGCTCCTTTTACTCTATCAACTGATAGACCACTCCTTGACCAATGGGGGCCTTGTATCGCGTATGGTACAGCTCGAGATCTGCACGTAGACTACGGAGAGACTGATGCATACGCAGAGGTTACAGCTCTATATAAAGAGCAAATATCCTATGTAATGAATCGCACATCGCAAAATTTACTCAATGTTAGAGCAAAACCAAGCTTTTAAGAGGTTCTAAATGGCCTACGACTCAACACAACCGACAAATACGACAAAACTACGCAACGTTGGGGTTGTAATTCGACCAAATTGGGTGGCAATTGAAGACGGAGAGGCTTCTTT